GCCAGGAAGAACGCAGGAAACAAGCGCTCTATGACATCATATTCGAGTTGAAGCAAGGGCACAGACTGGTGCGCGTCATACTTTGAAAAATCGCTCTCAATGAACTTATCCAAAGCATTCAACACAACATCGTCAAACCACTTGCCTAACTGAGTAGGGGGTATTGCACCCATACCAACAGGTGAGTCTTCAGTGCCAAAGATAAGCTTCAAACGCTTGGCAACTGCATACATTAAGGGGCCAAGCAACAAAACCAAACGTGGTTCACGTGCCTGGATAAAGCGCTCAGCTTTGGCTAAACAGCCTTCCCATTGTAACTGCGTAATCCCTGGTTCAAGCTTGGGAAACGCACTCTTCTTTAAATACTCGTACCAGTCACTGGGCTTAAGTTCTTTGATAACACGTGTGAAACGCGCGACTTTATAGCTTGGCCAATGACTCTTTTGGCAATCAATCCAGGCCTCAGCCTCCATCACTTCAATTTCGTCAACATCCCCGAACAACACATGGAAATGCTTCATAACATGGTGACGCATCCCATTAACATGAGATGGATCTTTCATACATGCCACAGTCGCTGGTCGCTCGACCATTTGCCTGACAAGACAAGCATCACGAACCGAAGTGGCACACGAATGTGGAATACTGACACGGGTTGGCTCAATACAAGGACCAGTGGCATAAGCACCGACCGTGTCACATCCAATACAGGCCCCAATCACGGAGCCTGCATCTAACCGAGTCCACAACGCGCCTTTAGCTAGCTTATCGTTGGGATCAGTCTTGTCTGAGCATTCTATTGTATATTGATCATCGCGTATTATAATAGCCCCGCCGGGCATACCTAGTTTAACCCTGGTGTGGGTCTGAAACGATCGAAAATGCCCCATCTGGCTGTAGTACCTAATCTAGTATCCGAAATGTAATCGTTGTTCCAAGCTCCACTACGCCGCTTAGCAGCACGTAAAGCAGCCTTATCAACGCAAGCTAAGCTGACTTCGGCTTTGGAAACATTTGGCAAGAATGTTGTGAACTCAATTAAAGAGTCCTGCATTAGGGTGGCTTGCGTGCAAGAATTATTGCGTAGAAGCTCTTCATTGCCAACTTCACGCGCAATATCACGTGGATTACTCTTATTAAACTTTCGCAAGGCACTAATGACAGACGTACCATCGTATTGCCCAGTCACCGGCTCAGTGAGGACAACATTGTACATCTTATTAGGCATGTATA